CATTTAGCTACCTTTGCGATTCCTGTAGTTTCTAAAATGTTTTCTACCGTGTCTCCTAATCCTTCGGCTTGTTTTTTTCTTGGTCGTCCCATAGTTATTTTATTTAATTAATTCGTAATCCTCGTTTTTGTAATCCTCGTAGTCTTCCTTAAATTTCGTTCTTACTTTGCTTTTGCAGTTCTTTAACGTGTTGAAAATTGAACTAGAACTTATTGTAGTTTCTTTTGCTATATCCCTTATTGATAAATCCGTGTCTTTGTAGATTGTGAATAGTTGCTTGTCGTACCAATGCCAACTATCAACCTCTTCGTGTATCTTACTGAGTAATCGCGTATAGGCTTCTTCTTTAGTTAGGTTGGTTGGTTCGTCTTTTAATACGGCCAACTCGTTTAGGCTTACCATTGCGTTCTTCTTTTCGCTTTTAATATGTAATAAGTAAAGATTGCGTAAAACAAAATACATAAAACCTTTATTAATTTGCCCATCCTGTATAATGTTTTCGGGTTTACAATACTTGTGTAATCTAAGGTAAGATTCCTGTACAATGTCTTCCGCGAAGAAATCCTCGCCAAAACTTTGAACGAGTTTAACCCATTCTTTGTGGTCTTTTGCAACTATTTTAAGCCATTCCATTTGCTTAGTTTGTCGTCAAATATAATAATTAAATTCTAAACATAACAATCCATAAAAAACCCCACTTTTTACGGCGGGGTATTTCTTTACTTAAAACCTTTTTGAGTTCGGTACACGTACTCATCTAACGTTCTTAAAGTTTTAATGCTTACAAGCGCTCCACTTAAAAAGCGGTCTATTGTATACTGATGCATCTTTAAGCCTTTGGACTTTATTTCCTTTACTACTTGGTTTCGTGTTTTCGTAAGGAGAATTTCTTTTAACTCCTTGCGTAGGCTGTTATCGTCTATAAACATATTAAAATAATTTTGTTTGTGCTTTGTGGTTATTAATTCGTTCCATAGCCTTGTTAAAGTATTCCTCGTCAAGTTCGCACGCTGTTAGGTCAAAGCCATAATCGTGGCAGGCTATTGCTATTGAGCCACTTCCCAAGTGCGTATCAAGTATTTTATCGCCTTCTTTCGCGTATTTGTCTAAGAGCCATTTATAAAGTGCTACGGGTTTTTGTGTGGGGTGTATTCGTGTTTCTTTATTTTTCATATCTTCTTGGTATGCACCGTGCCATAAAATTGAAACATAATCTATACCATAACCAAAAGACTTAAATGCAATTTCACCATTCGAAGAAGTATAATTAGTTTGATTTTTGTGCCAAAATAAACAACCACCTTTTAATCCAAAATAATTAGCACCCCAAATAATTTGATTTCTACTAACTCTAAACAGTTGCTCAAAGTATTCTTTATTGGGTGTTTCGTTATCCCAATTCTTTTTTATATAGTTTTTCCTTTTACTTCCTGCTTCTTTAGTTTTTATGTTAAATCTATTATCATTACTAGCACCAATCCCATACGGCGGGTCAACTATTGCCAAGTCAAAATACTTGTCAGGATAGCGAGCCATTAAAAGCATATTATCCTCATTCGTTATTGTTAGCATAACTAAAAGGGTAAATCGTCTTTTTCAATTATTTGCGTGTGGACTTGTTTCGGGGATTCGTTCACGTATGGCTCGGAAAATGAACACGAAAAATACTTCGTGCCTTTACTAGATTCCTTAAACCATAAGGCTATCTCCATTTCTTTTCCGTTTACGTTTACTTTTCCTCGGTAGTCGGGTTGCTTTTCATTCGTCTTTTTGTCGTTCTTAAAAATTGCACCTGTGTTTACTTTTGTTTCCATATTACTTAATTAAATTTATTACTATTATTACTCCCGTTACATATCCAAAGGCCAACGAGAAGGCCATTTTAATTCGTTCGCTCCAAAGTTTTGATTCTACCATATAACCTGCAAAAGGTAAGCCTAGGAACGGCGCTATAAACGCAAAGAATAACATTCCTAACGTGTTCGCTTCCGAAACGTACCTAATGTAAAAGGTAGAACATATTTCGATAATTAAAGCGCTTAAAAAGATTATTCCATATTTCATTTGTTTAGGTTTATTTCGTGGTCATTTAAGCTATCGTTTAGAAAATCACGCATTCGTTCAACTATTAACATTTCGTCTTTGTTTAGTTCTTCGTACTTGTATAACTTACGGAGTTCCTGTTGCATTTCCCAAAGAACGTTTAACATTGCAGTACCTTTGTTAGCGCAATAGTATTCTACTTCGTCTTCGGGTAAGTTAAATTCTAGTATTGCCTTCATAAGGGATAAATTTATAGGTTTTTGTTTCTTTTAAGGGATATTATTTTATTTCCTTCTTTAGTTTTTCAATATATAAAGTAGCGTCCATTAGTTCCTCTTGTAAGTGGTTTAACCACCCTAATAAATCAACGTCTTTTCTATCTAGGTTCGTTCCGTATTTTCGTATGCCGCGTTTACTGCGTTCGTGGTATTTTGTCATTACTGCCATTAATACCGTGTCTTCGTGTTTTATTTCGTTTTCGTGTGTTATATTCATATCGTTTTCATTAATAGGTTATAGTATTCACGGCATAGCTCCACGCGTTCTTTAATCTGCTCAATTACGGATTCATCGCGTTGAACAAACCAATACTTTACCCTTCGGTTGTTTGGTATATGGCTAAATTTGTGTTTAGATTCTATTTCGTTTCTTACTTCCGTGTTTTCTTCGATTAGGTGTAACTTCCAATGCGCTCGTCTTACTTCGTCTTCAACCATTTCTAACGGGGTGTCTATTAAGCAATACGCTAACACGGATTCCGTTTTACCCGTTAGCCACATATACCCTTGCAGTTGGTAAAAGTAATCTTTGTTAGGTAACTCCGTTTCGAAGAATGGAAACGTTGAAGCGTCCCAACTACTTTTAACGTCTATTAATACTTCGTCCGTGTTTACGTCGGGCGTTCCTGTAACCCAATCATTACTGAAGTGTTCGTCGTTTTTATAGATAAACTTGTAATTTAGTACCTCGTTAACCAACGCTATCGAAAGGTCTTCTACTTCGTTACCTTTGTCCGTGTAACGTGAACTAAATTCCTTACGTATTCCATACTTTTCTAATAAGACAAGGTCTTGTACGTACGTTTTTGCGGTTTGGCTTAGGACTTCCCCCGACTTGCGGGGGTTAGTCATTATCTTACCAATTTGAGAACATCGGACTTTCATACGTTTTCAAGTAATTTGATTTGAGAATCGGTTAAACTAAAGTTAGCTAATAGTTCTTCTTTAGTGTACTTACCCTCAGCGATTGCTTCTAATGCTTTGCCTAAACGCTTTTGGTCGATATTAGGTTTCTTTGGTTCGTGTTTTACTTGTTCGCCACTTGCGTCCGTGTCTTTGTCCGTAACTAATCCGAGCGCTGAAGACAACGCATAACGTCTAAAGTAAGTAACCCCGCTCCCAAAACTTTGGTAATCGTTCATACCTTTTAATTCGACTTGCGGAATGGCTACCTTTGATTCTAACGTTTCGCCACTTTCAAAGTGAAAAATAACCGTAGCAATATAGTCGATTCCTTCTTTAGTATCGAGTAATTGCGTAAAGCCTAATCCGTGTTTTTTTAGAAGCGGGTTAACTACTTCAAAAATCTTCGGTAAATCTGCGTAAGAATACCCATAGCCTTGTGTCCCCTTGTGAATTACGGGTACTTCTTGTTGGAAGGCTGCCAACGATTTCCATAAATTTTTCATAGCGTATAAATTAAAACGTGCGTTAACCAAGTCGCACCCCTTGTCTTATTATTAAAATCCGTCTGTTCTTTTACTTATTGTCATTGAATTAAATCTCGAAATTAATCTCGAAATTGTTGGTTCGTGTAAACAACCAACTTCTTCTTCCTTAAACCAATAATCCCCCTTTAGAGATAAAATATAAATATCGTCGTAATTATCAAATACCCCATATTGATATTCGCAATGTATACTCGATACATAAGGATTATTAATTAAATCTTTTTTGGTTCTGCATTTTTTCATAGCGTTTTCGTTTTTAATTATACACAAATATAAACATATTATTTCAATCTGCAAACTTTTTTGAATTTTTTTTTAGATTTTTTTTTCATTCAAATTAGTTGACCTATCAAAATAGGCCATTAACTCAATATCGTTAACGGAATGTTCGCGGGGTTTTCTACCACCTATTCTTATTTGTCCTTTAAGTTTTTCAAGTTTGCCGTATATAATTCCATCGTAACACTTCCAAATAATTACGGGGTTCGTCTTTTTGTCCATTAGCTTAACTAACTTCCTAACGGCTATTGGTAACGGGTAGGCTTCCTGTATTGTTTTGTTTCTTCCTTTTACTTCTGCGTAACCTATTATTCGTTCGTCTTTGATTAGTTCAAAATCTATATCGTTTTCGTCTAACTTCCTGCAACTTAATTCGTACTCATCGCAAAAAATTGCTATTGCCTCGTATTCGTTTTGCAGGTCTTTAAGTGTTTCAAACCTCATTTATTTTTTGTTTATAGCGTTTAATAATTTCGTTTAGTTCGTCTTTTGTCCACTTCTTAACATCGTGAGCGCGGGAATGTAATTCTATTAACCTATCCGCTCCTATTCGTTGTTGGATTCCTATTTGGTAGTTTAATAAGTTTCCGTGTTTATATTGGTTGCACGTTACGCATTGCGCGTGAACGTTGTCTTCGTCAAAGGTTACTGCCTTGTGTCCACCCATACTAAAATAATGTCCTGCGTCATATTTTGCCCCTAACGGCTTTTCGCAACTTACGCAAGGTTTATCCTTGTCGCGTAGTCGAATGTACTTGTTAAACGTTATTTGAGCCAATTTAAGTAACTCGGGTAGCGTTTGGAGTTCGTCTTTTAGTTGTTTTTTCTTTTTCTTCCATTGCTTTTCCTTTTCAGTTTCTACCCAAACACGAACGCAATCGGATTCTAGGCAATACTTTTGATTAAACCTAACGGGAATAAATACGCTTTTACAATTTTTGCAGCGCATATTAAAATCTTATTGCGTTTAGTTCGGCTTTAAGCCTATTATTTTCCTCTCGTAAATCCAAGTTTATTAAATCGGTTCGGTATCCGTTTTGTCGCATCGCTCTAAATTCTTGTTCAAACTGATTCCAAGATAACTTAACTTCTTGAATATGCGATAACGTTTCCTCCATTGAATTAATTAAGTCCGTTCGGGTTGGGTGCTTCGTCTTTATTTCGTCTAAACTAGATTGTATTTTAGCGTAGGTAAACCCTAATAAAACTTGGCTTCGTAATATTGTATAATCGTCCATTAAAATAGTTTTTGTTGTGAAATATGGTTTTTAATTCTTTGTATCGTCTTTTCGTAATACTCGGAATCTAGTTCGCAGGCTGTTAAATCAAAGCCGTAATCGTGGCACGCTATAGCTATTGAGCCACTGCCTAAGTGGGTGTCGAGTATTTTATCTCCTTCTTTAGCAAATTTATCTAATAACCATTTATATAATTTTATCGGCTTTGATGTTGGATGAAAGTGAGTTGAAGATTGGTGAGGCATAATTCTATTAGATATTGTTACTTTTTGCATTGGATAATTAAAAGAAGTCCACGCTAATTCTCCTGCACTAAAATTAAAAGTATTTTCATATAGTTTATCCCAAAAAATCCAACATCTGCTTCCATTTAAATAGTCGTAATAATTAGCTCCCCAAATAATTTGATTTTTTGAAACTCTAAACAATTCATCAAAGTATTCTTTTTTAGGAGAAACATCCCAATCTTTATTTTCTTTTTTTGCTATTCTTTTATTTTTTCTTTTTGAAGGAGTAGCTGTTATATTCATAATTTGCACTCCTGTACCATAAGGCGGGTCAACTATTGCCAAGTCAAAGTAGTTGTCGGGGTAACGTGCCATTAGTAGCATATTATCCTCGTTTGTTATTCTTATTTTATTTGTTAGTTCCATTTCTCATTTCTTTTAACGGGTTGATTCCGTAAACTTCAAAACCTAACCCCGAGTTAAAATTACATAAAATTTGGTCGTTTATTCCCGTATGCTTCCCGCCCGTTTCCATATCTTTTACTTTTTCAACTCCTATCATTGTGTTATATTTCATCGTTTCGTGTTTAATTAGCCTGTGAATAACAAACATATCATCGCATCTATTTAGAAAAGCCTTCCCGCCTTCTATGTGGTCTTTAAGTGGTGGTTTCAAGTGTCCCTTAAAATCGCCGTCCGTGTATAAATTTGCGCTTCTTCCACTTTCAGTATTTGGGTGCGTGTTTATGTAAATAGTCATACCCGTTTTGTTTACGAATTCCCGCGCCTTATTCATAAACGTGTAATTTCCTTCGTAAGTCATTTCGCGGTCTAATCCTGTGAACGGGTCTATTAAACCGACATCGCATTTGGACTTAGAAAAGATTTCCAAAAGTTCCAACGGCTTGTAAAGTTTGCTATTATCCACGAAGTAGAAAAATTGTTCTAGGTAAGCGGAATAGGAATGTATTTGGTTTGTCGTTAGATTCTTGAATGGTTCGCCACTATACATTTGTATTAAATCCCGCAGTATTTGTCCCTTTTGATTTTCTCCCGACCATATGCAGAATTTAAGTCCGTGTTTTAATGCAAGAACAAGGAAGTACCAAAATACCCAATAAGTTTTACCTACGTTGTCGTGTCCTAAAATTATGTTTAGTTGCTTAGGTTTGAAGCGTAAATAATCGTCTAATACGCAATCAATTTTTAAGCCTTGTTGAATCTTACCTTCTTTGTAGTCGAGTAGGTATTGTAAGCTATCTCCTTGTTTAGTCAGCATTTTTGTAATCTTTAGTGTCCTTCCAATTTAACTTAGCTAATATGTTTGCGGTTTGTTGCAGGTCGTCCGATAGTTCGTTAGGGTTAATTTTGCGAATATAAGGTAACGTGTTTAAAATAGTTGATTTCCAATTTAGAATTTTTTTGTTCTTACCTTTTACGTTAGTACACCAATCGTTTACCTTCCAACTTTCATACTTTAATCGTAGTTCGTTTTTATCTGCGGTTGGTTCTTTACTAATTGCATAAGCTATAAACTCTTCGCAAGAAGGTATAACATTTACATTATCATTTACATTATCATTTACATTATCATTTACATTAGCTTCGCTTTTGCTTATTTCTTGCTTCGGTTTTGCTTCGCTTTTGCTTTCGGTGTGCTTTGTTTTAGGTTTGCTTCCGTTTACGAATTTCTTGTAGTTTGCTTCTAATTGGGGTGCAATCAACGTAAAGATAGTTTTACTAATTC